TGTGTCAGCAAAGCGTGACGAACCGTCAATGTTTGAAGTTTCATTCCGTCTTCTTCCTGAAGATACATCAGGTTCCTATGGTAAGATCATTGATCGTACCTATGGACAATCATAATCTAAACTTAGATTAACTCAAGACCCACCTTTAATTAGGTGGGTTTTTTGTTTTGCCTGTGATAGAATAGAAAGATTATGGCAACAACCGTTTATAAAAATAAAATAATTAAACTCATTGATGGTACAGAACTGGAGATTGTTCCATTAAAAATAAAATATTTACGTGAGTTTATGGATGCATTTGAGGATGTTAAAACTGCCAAAAATGATGATGAAGCAATAGATTTTTTAGTTGAGTGTGTAAGAATTACAATGAAACAATATTATCCAGGAATAAATTTAACAAAATCTGATGTAGAGGATAGTCTTGATTTGCCAACTATATACACAGTATTAGATGTTTCTGCGGGTATAAAAATTAATCAAAAATCTGAAGAAACAGTAAAAGATCAAGCAACAGAAAGTGGTTCAACCTGGTCAGAATTGGATCTAGCCAAGATTGAGTCTGAAGTATTTTTATTGGGTATATGGAAAGATTACAGAGAATTAGAAGAGTCTTTATCTATGCCAGAATTAATTGCAACCCTTTCAAGTCGTAGAGAACTTGACTATCAAGAAAAGAAATTTTTGGCTGCAATTCAGGGGGTAGATTTAGATGCTCAGTCTGGAGAATCAAAGGGGCAAAAAGAATGGGAAGATATGAAGGCTAGAGTTTTTAGTAAGGGCAAGACTGGTGATGGGAAAGACATATTAGCACTTCAAGGACAAAATGCTGTAAAAGCAGGGTTTGGCATTGGTTACGGCCTTGATTACGAAGATTTAACAAAATAAAATAATAAAAAATAAGTTTCAACATGCTATAATTAACATAACCTATAGGAGGAAATAATGGCAACAACTACGTATGAGGAAACTACTCTTACATTAATTGATGGCACAAAGGTTACAGTACGTCCTCTAAAAATTTCTCTACTTCGTCCGTTTATGAAGAAGTTTGAGGGTGTGGGAGCAGTGGCGGAAGATAATGGCAAGTCTATGGACATTCTTATGGAGTGTGTGCAGATTGCAATGAAACAATACAAGCCAGAACTCTCTGAAGACGTAAAAAAACTAGAGGAGAATATTGATCTCCCAACAGTTTACAAGATCGTAGAAGCAGCATCAGGTATTAAACTTGCTGAAGTTTCAGACGTTCTTGGCGTAACTATGGCTGAATAATTTAAAAGAGGTGTGAGACTAAATGGCTGATGTTAATGCTAATATTGGTATTAATATTGATTCCTCTAATGCATTAACACAGTTAAAAGCATTACAGCGTCAAATATCTCAGTTTCACACCTCAATATCTAGATCAAGTGAAGCAGCAGCCCTTGCACAACGGGGATTACAAAAGAATCTTTTAAATAGCATAAATTCTATTGGCGCATTCTCTGCTGAAATGCGTACAGTCAAAACATCTGCAGAATCATTTACCAATTCATTAGAAAAAAATAAATTTTCAATGCGGGAATACTTCCGCTATGCGGGAGCATCTACAAAAACATTTGGCAGACTATTTAAATCAGAGTTTGACACAATTGGTAAGGTATCAGAAGAACGTGTAAAAACATTACAAACCCAATACATTAAAATGGGTCGCAATGTTAACGGGGTAATGGAAGCAATTGCTATTAGACCTACTAGCCTTAACATGCAAGACTATGGCACAAAAACAGCAATAGCAGCACAAAAACAAGCATTATTTAATCAGTTAATGAAACAAGGATCTACCAATCTATTAAACTTTGGTAAGAATACACAATGGGCTGGACGTCAATTAATGGTTGGTTTTACGCTTCCACTTATGGCTGTAGGAACAGCAGCAGCAAAAGCATTTATGGATATGGAAGCGCAAGCAATTAGATTTAAAAAAGTTTATGGAGATTTATTTACTCCACAAGAAGAAACACAGGCAGCGCTAGATAACATTACAGAACTTGGAAAACAGTTTACAAAGTATGGAGTAGCAGTATCTACTACCGTTGGTTTAGCAGCAGAAGCAGCAGCAGCAGGTTTTCAAGGTTTAGATTTACAACGTCAAACAACAGAAGCAACACGTCTTTCTATTCTTGGTCAAGTTGATAGTCAAAAGGCTCTTGAAACAACCATTTCATTGCAAAATGCTTTTGGTATGTCATCCGAAAAACTTGCAGAATCAATTGATTTTCTTAACGCAGTAGAAAACCAAACAGTTGTATCTCTTGATGATATTACTACTGCAATTCCAAAGGTAGCGCCAGTTATTCAGCAACTAGGCGGAGATGTAAAAGATTTAACATTCTTTATGGCTGCTATGAAAGAGGGTGGCATCAATGCATCCGAAGGTGCAAACGCACTTAAGTCTGGCCTTGCAGCATTAATTAATCCAACAACAAAAGCAAGTGCAATGCTTGCTAGTTTTGGAATTAATGCAGATGCTATTGTTGAAAAAAATAAGGGAAATCTTAAAGCAACAGTATTAGAGTTTGCAACAGCACTCAACCAACTAGATCCACTTAATCGTGCTAGAGCAATTGAACAAATGTTTGGTAAGTTTCAGTTTGCTCGTTTGTCAACATTATTTGCTAACGTAGCCAAAGATGGAAATCAGGCTGCTCGTGTTCTTGATTTAGCAAATTCTTCTGTTGAAGATCTTGCATCTTTGTCTGAAAAAGAATTAGGTATGACTGCAGAATCTTCAATGAATAAATTTAAAAAGTCAGTTGAAGATCTTAAGGTTGCCCTTGTTCCAGTCGGTCAAGCATTTTTAGAAGCAGCAACACCAATTGTAGAATTTGTTGGAAATATATTAGAAAAATTTGCTAACCTTTCATCTGGAACCAAAAGACTTATTACTTTACTAACAATCGGCATTGGAGCCATTGGTCCAGTATTGCTTATGACGTTTGGTTTGCTTGCAAATGGTGTAGCAAACATTATTAAATTGTTCTTAACACTTCGTGGCGGGTATCAAAGATTAACTGGTCAATCACAAATGCTAGCAGAGCAAACACAGTATATGACCATGGAGCAACTAGATGCTGCAGCAGCAGCCCACTCTCTTAATCAAACACATGCAAATTTAACACAAACATTTACTGCTGAAGTAACTCAAATAAATAAACTTATAGCAGCATATAACTCAGCAGCAGGAGCAGCAAGAAACTTCTCAATGAATAATCCTGGAATGATGATGCCAGGAAGAATTGCTAAAAAGTTTGCACAAGGAGGAATGATCTCAGGTCCTGGAGGACCAACCTCTGACTCAATTCCAGTAATGGCATCTAATGGAGAAGCAATCATTTCTGCAAAAACAGTCAAAAAGTATCCTGGAATAATTGATGGATTAATTTCTGGAAATATACCTGGATTTAAACGAACTGGAATTGTTGGAAGAACAATAGGAACAGCAGTGGATGTACCTGGAGGTTTTGCTGCTGCACACTTTGGTGGAAGCAATGAAGCAACAGGAGCACAACTTATTGAAATAAGTAAAGAAGCAACTCAATCTGTTCAGAATGCAATTTTACAGATGGTTAATTCTTTTGACGATGGAATGCAAAAAAGATTTACGGCATTTACTAATGAAGTTATTGGAACATCAACTGAATTAAACAGAGCAGTTGGAAAACAAGGAAGTGGTAAGAAAGCGTTAACCAGTTTAGCAAAAAGAGATCTTGTTGAAAGAGGTGAGTTTAGAGATATTGAACTTCAAAGACAATTAACAAATGCAGGAACCTCTGTTGAAGAGTTTAAGGTAATTAATAAAAAAATAACAGAAGAAATTAAAATTGGTTTTGACAAACTTGGAGACATTACAGAAGTTACTGCTGAAGATTTAGATAAATTAGTTAGTGATGCTTATAATAAAGTTGCTGAAACTGATAAAAGAGTAAAAGATGCTCAAACCAAAATGCGTAAAGTTTCTGTGGTAACAGATCCAAGAAATGACTCACGAATTGCTGTTGGAAAAGATCCATACATAAAATCTAGAAAAAGTGGAAAATATTTTGGTGGTATGCAACAAATGGCTGGCAGTTCTAGCCTTCCTTATGAAAAAAATGCAAGATTTACAATTACAAAAGATATGGCACAAGGTCTTGGAAAAACAACACAAGAAGCAGCAATTATTTATAATAAGTTTTCTGATGAAACAAAAAGAAGGTTAGCGGGATTAAGAACAGATTTAAATGCATTTACAAAAGAATTTACTATAGAGGCAGCAAAGGTTGGGTCTAAGGTAGGAGCAGCAGCGGTTAATGCAACTGCAACAGCAGCAGGAACAGCATCCCCATCTAGAAAAACTAGAAAGACTGGTGAAGATATTGGTCGTGGTCTTGAAGAGGGAATGAAGAGTAGACAGGACGATGTTGCTTTAATAGGATCTCAGTTAGGCAAGGCTGCAACAGGTGGAGTTAAAGGTGGAGTTGGACCTATTCCGTTTAGAGGGCCAGGGCAACCAGGATTAGTTGCTGCAAATGCGCCAAGCCCAGGTGTTTCTTTAGCAGATGTTACTGCAAAAGCAAGAATGAACAGAGAAACACTCCTATCAATACAACAACAAAAACGTATGTCAGTAATGAATCAGAGAATGGATAGACTAAATAAAGGCTTTATGTCTGGTACTTTTGCACTATCTGCCCTATCAGGTGTGGCTTCAATGGCTGGCGGAAATCTAGGAAAATTCTCTGAAATACTGTTTCAAATAACTGGACCACTTTTTGCTTTATCTTCTATCATTCAACTATTAACTGGAAACAAAATAGTTTCAATTATTTCTAAATTTAAAGGTGCTTTTGGACTTGCGTCTATCGCTTTAACTGCTGGAATAATAGCAATAAAACTTTCTAATAGCGCAAGAGAAAAAGAACGAATGGCTATTGAAGGTTTAGCCAATGCAATAACAACTACAAAAACAAAACTTGAAACACTTGGAGAATTTTTTGGAGTTACTCCTACAGCAAGGGCTGGAACTGATGCCGTTCTTTCTAGTATACAAGCAAAACCAAATGAACGATCACAAATTCAAGCATTAAAGAAAACAGAAAGTTTTCAAAAAGACTTTGAAAAAGATATTAGTGCTTTATCTAAGGCAACAAATGAAGAAGCCTTATTAGCACTGCAAACATTAGCATTAGATTTGCGTGGACAGGGTTTTGCAAAAGCACAAGTAGATATAATTATAAAAGCGTTATTAGAAGAGGCTGACAAATCTAAACTTATTCTAAAATTTGGACAGTTGGATTTATCAAAAGAAGAAGGAAGAGTAGGAGCAATAGCCTTAGCACAAGATATTACAAAAAACTTTAATGCAGAATTTGAAAAAGGAATTGAAAAAACAAGAGAAATACTTTCTGTTAGAGGCGGAGTAACAAGTTATGGTCCAGAAATAATTAAGTTGACCAATGAACAACAAAAACAATTAAAGTTAGGATCTCAAGAGTTAAGCAATGTCCTTGCTGGAGTTAGTGGACAATTTAAAGCAGGAGCGATGAGCGGTTCTGAATACACAGACACAATTTTAAAAATTCTTAAGCCAACAGAAGATACTGCATACGCAAATTTATTATTAAAAGAAACTTTAATTTCTATAAATCCAGAATATGCCAAAGCAACTGCTGGAGTAAAAGATTATGAAACAAGGTTGCTGCTAGTTCGGGCTGCACTTCTTGGAGTTGCAGTTGCAGAAGAACTAGTGTTAACTACAATAAATGGTAGCGTCTATGAGCAAGAATCAGCAAGAGCCAAAATAAGAAAAATGCTTGAACAAACAGAAAAAGATATAAATAATCAAAATAAAATCACTGCCGCTGCAACTCAAACTGGCAAAGCAGAACTAAAAGGATTAGCAGCAAAAATTAAAGCACTTAAAGATCAAACCAAAGCCTTCACAACTTTGATTGGAAAACAGATTGATTTTAAAACTGCTATAGAGTTAACAAACGATGCTGAAATAGTTAAAGAAATTCTTGATATTAATGCAATAAAAAATACAACAAAAAGAAATAAAGCATTAAAAGAATTTATCAATCTTACACAAAAATATATAAAAGTAAATCAAGAAAATCAAGATACTGTTGCTGACCCAAGAGATAAAGAAATTGCACGTTTAGACAATTTACAAAAAATTATAGCACTTAATGAATACCTTATTGATTTACGCACTGCTCCTGAAATTAAAGCATTTAATGATGAAATAGAAAATCAAGAAGGACTTTTACAAAATGTTAACGATGAAATTGATAAAATTAATAATAATAGAATTAAACCAATTCAAAAAATAATTGATGCAAATAACTTTGTCCTTGAACAAATATCTTTACAAGAAGATGCAATTAATGAAAAATATGAAAAACAAATATCAGCATTAGAAAAAATTGAAACAATTAATCAAGATATTGCTAACACTCAAAAACAAAGACTTTCTATTGCAGATGCTTTAACTCGTGGAGATATTTCTGCTGCTGCACAACTTGTACAAGAAGCAAAAGCACAGCAAGCACAAAACGCATTTTCTAGACAAAAGGATGCTTTAACTTCTAATCGTGATAATCAAATAGCAGCATTAGGAAGAAATGCTATTGAAAAACAAAACAAACAACTTCAACTAGACATTAGCACAATTGAAAGAGAAAAACTATTAACTCTCCAAGAACAAAAACAAACAATTGAAAACAAAATTGAAGCAACAAATCGTGAACTTAAAGTTCTTAACACTAAAGTTGAAAAAGAAAAAGATTCTGCAACTTATGCTGGTACAACTAGATCAGAGATTGATAAAACAAAAACACTTCTTGAACTAAGCAAAGGACCATTAGATGCTAACGCTGCAGCAATTGCAGCATCGGCTACAAGTGCTAAAAACTTAGCAAACGAACTTGAAAGAGCCCTTAAGGCTACGCTTGCTATGCAAAATAAAACAAATATTCCTGGGTCAACAGGTAATAATGAAGCAAATACAAAGCCTACGGGGTTTTTTACAACTACAGGCGCTGGCGGAGTAAAGATAACTACTCCTTGGGATACAGGAGCAGGTAAATCAATTAACAGAAGTCTGGGTGGTATTGTTCCTAAATACATGGCTCGTGGTGGAAGGATTGGTTCTGATACCGTCCCAGCAATGCTAACTCCTGGAGAATTTGTAATGAATAAAAAAGCAACCCAAAGGTTTGGGCCAATGCTTTCAATGCTAAATGAATCTAAGTATCCTTCAATGATTGGAAATGGCAGTAGTGCACAAGTTCCAGTTAATAATATTTCTACATCAATGAATGATAACTCTACAGCAGTGTATAATTATAGTTTGGGATTTAATATTAATGGAAATAATTTAAATGCAAATGATGTTGCTAGGGCAGTAATGAAAGAAATTAAAAATGTTGACTCACAAAGAGTTAGGGGGCAAAGAATCTAATGGCTACTAGTGCCTATTTAGCGGGTAGAAAAAGGTATACAAGACCACAGGGTATATTATGGTCAAACAATGCTGGAACCCTCTCTAATGGCCTATACGTGCCTACTGGAGTAGAGGTGGGGGCTGCTACAGCAGAAACAGATCCAAACCTACTAGATCAGTTTATTATTTTATCTGATCACAACAGAGGTGAAATGCAGTTTAATAACCAAAGAATTGAACAACGCCAAAGAACAATTAATGGCAGGATGCGTTCTTTTCATATTGCAGATAAATTAAGTATGTCTGTTTCTTGGAACATGCTGCCTTCACGGGGGTATTCAGGATTACCTAATTTTAACTCAACAACAGGAGTATCACCAAGTGAAGGATCTACAGCAGAATACACAGCAGATGGTGGTGCAGGTGGGGTTGAAATTCTTGATTGGTATGAAACACATCAAGGTCCATTTTTTATGTACCTTGCTTATGACAAATATAGCAATTTTTCTGGTGGAACACAGTTTAATAATTTAAATAAATATAATCAAGTTATTGAAGTTTATTTTGCAGACTTTAACTATTCCGTAGTAAAGCGTGGGGCAACAAATCATGACCTTTGGAACATATCGGTAACCTTGGAAGAAGTTTAAATGTTTGAAAGTACTGAATTAAAAAATCACTTTGAAACATCTGCAACAATACAAACAGAGTCATTAGTCTTGGCTGAGTGGAACATGAACATGCCAGACAATATATTTAAACTTGGCAATTATAGATACAGATCTCAAGAACAAAACTCTCAATTCTTAACACTACCAAATACATTTGATAGCGCAGATGCTGGATTATTTTACACTGGAGCAACAGATGCAGATGTTGTTATTGATGGAGGGTTTGAAAATAATGGAACGCCTCAAATATTTACTTCTATAAAAGAAAAAAATAAACTTTTATATTCATTAGAAGATTGCGTAAAACCTTTTAGACCAAGATCTGGGATAAATAAAGCAACAGCATTTAAAGGAAAATATTTATCAAATTCTGGAAATGATTTTGCAAGACGTCCAAGATATTATATGGCATCACGATATGATCAGTTTAAATATTGGACATCTTTTAGAACTGAAGATGGTATTGAAAGAGGTATTGCTAAAAACATAGTTAATGGCAATTACTACATAGATGACGTTGCACCTTTTGTGGTTTATAAAGAAAATGTACCAGCAAACCGAATTGTTATAAAAATGCAAACTAATGTTGGAGATATAGATTTAGGAGATTTTACTGATATATCTAAAACTTTTGCAGATCCATTTTTTGGAAATGATAACAAGACAACTCCATCAAGATGGAAAATTCAATATCTTAATGAGAATAACTGGATTGATGCTTATGTATTTAACGAAAATGATTTACGTGAGGACGGCTCTCAAATTATTTCTCACGATGGATATGTTGAATTACAATATGCATTAAAAAATATTCCAGATAATTTTAAAGATAGTTTTGTATTTGCAGAAACACTTTCTTCTTCTACTTTATTGCCAAATGAATCAGTAAATGGATACGCATATTTAGTCATTCCAAATGAAGGTAATGTTGGAACGTATCACGTATGGAATGGCACTACTAATACTTATAATACATTTTCTCCAGTTTATGGTTGGGTATTGGGAAGCGAACAAATTGATAATAAAACAACATTTGTTACAGATCTAACAAGTCCATCATCATTTCAAGAAACAACAAATGGACAAACTGTTTACAGAGAATTTGAAAATATTCGTGGATTAAGAATTGTTGTAGAAAAAATGAATAAATTTGATTCTACATTTGATTTAATTGAGATGTCTCCAAGGCTAGTTGTTAATATATCAGACAAAGTAATAGATTATAGTGTTAAAAAAATTCTTTCAGATTTGGGAAACTCCTCTTTGCCAGTAGGACAATTATTAGCCTCAACTGGCAGCGTATCCTTATTTGATGATGATCAAGCGTTTAATGATAATAATTTAAACAGTATAGTAAGTAAGTATATTCGTAAAAATATTAAATTTAATTTTTATGAAAAAATATTAAATGTAGAAGGATTTGACTATTGGGTCCCAATTAAAACTTTATATTCAGATGGAATTCCACAGGCAGATGTAACCGCTGGTACTTTAGAAATAACATTAAGAGATTTTTATTTCTTTTTAGAATCTATGCCAGCACCTAGAATGTTAGTTACAGAAGCATCTCTTAGTTTTGCAATTAGTTTACTTCTTGATTATATAGGATTTAGTAATTATTCTTTTTATAGAACAGCCAACGAAACAGACCCCATAATCCCATATTTTTTTATTGCTCCAGATCAAACGGTAGCAGAAGTTTTAAATCAATTAGCAGTGTCCACTCAGAGCGCTATGTTTTTTGATGAATATAATAATTTTATTGTAATGAGCAAAAATTACATGCTTCCATCAGAAAATGACAGGGCTTTTAATACCATTTTGTCTGGATCAAACAATCAGGTTGTTGACGGAATTATTGAAAATAAAACATCTGGAACATTGCCAAATATTATTTCAATTGCATCACAAGATAAAAAAGTATATAATAATGGAAAGATTAACTATACAACTAGATATATTAGGAGATCTTACGGCTCTCTTAGTCAGGCAAATGTGCTTGATAAAGATAAAACTTGGATATATACTCCATCACTTTTATGGGAGGTTTCAGGTACTGACCAAACTAAAACAATAAATGAAGTTGTATCAAAACAAAGCAAATATGGTTTAAGCGCAATGCCAATTAACTCAGACTTGCCAGCACTTGCTCCAACAGTTGTAAATCATACAGTAATAAACAATGTTATAGATTTAGGAGAAAATGTTTATTGGTTAACAAGAAATCAGGGATATTTTTATTCTAACGGTGAAATTATTAAATATGATGCTGTGCAATATAGCGTCACTCTTGCAGTTTGGTATCCAATACAGTCTGATGGATCGTTGTCAGAGTCTTTACCAGAAATTGTTTTACCTGGAAGGCTAGCGCCAATCACCTTTATAAGTGATTTAGATAAAAGAGTTGCAAATGGGGAAATTACTGAGGCTCAAAAAGGAGAAGAAATTCAACTATGGAGGTCTTCTCATAGGCAAGGCAGTAGCAATGTTTGGATTAAAAATAATCAAGAGTATCAAAAATATTTTTCATCAATACCATTTAACGCAAAAATTTATCCAACTGGCCTTGTAAGAATACACACTGTACCATTTTATGAAACAATTGATGGAATTACAAGGTTGCAAAATGGTGTAGTTTATGAACATGGTCGTGCACAATTTGGAACTGCAATTACATCGCATATCGCAGGAATAGACCCTTATTGGTCCAATAATGATTATGTAAGAGGTTGCGAAATGCAAACAAAAACTTTATTTACAACAAGTCTGTTGGAAGACATTGTTTTTCCATCAACTACAACTGGAGCAGCAGGAGTTAACAACACAAAAGCCAGACAAACTTCAAGAAACGGAACAGTTAAAGATTTTATGTCTTCAAGTTACGGAACTGAAACATCTGTAAATAAAACTTTGTCAACTAATTCTGGAACAACACAGTCATCAGCATTAATTATGAATGGGCCATCCTTTACAGTATTGGAAAACCCACTAAACTTAGTTTCTTATGTATACAAACAACTTAATAATAGTTATAAACATTTTGGAACAAGGGTTCGCATTGTTGGAAAAATTGAAAATAATGAAAATCGTAGTCAAACTCCTAGTGGAAGCATACCTTATTATCAAGTTTCTGGTATTGCTCCAAATCAGAATTCAACTATTGGTGGTGCTTCTGGCGGATTAGCAGTTCTTCTTAATCCAGAAACAAACAACGGATATTATTTTGAAATAGTTGCACTAACAGAAAATAATATAGAGTCATACTTAAAATTAGATAAAGATAATAAATCAAGCATATCTGTTGACAATATTGTTTTTTATAAAATTAAAAAAGATGCATCAAACACAAATGCAGTTCCAATTAAACTTTGGGGAGGTCTTTCAAAAATTCTTGTTGATAGTGGAGCATTTATTGAACAATCTAGGATTACTGGAGAGCAAGATGTAACGGTCTATGATTTAGCAGTAGAGTATGAAGATATAGGTAAAATAAGAAGATTCTATTTATATATTAATAATCAACTAATTAAAACTGTAGATGATCCAGACCCACTGCCAATATATAATAATATTGCTCTTTTCATTCGTGGATCTTCAAAACTAATGTTTGAAAATATTTATGCATTATCACAAAATTATTCTCAAAATAGTGTGTTTACTGTTGGAGAAACTTTGTCTTCAGTTTTTGGAGATAAAGAAATAAATGTTAGTGAATCCCTTAGAAAATATGCCATGAGTGGAGTTATACAATCAACTTATTTGTCAGGCATCAGCGCTCAACAACCACCAAAATATAACATGTATTTTGATGAATTTGGATCAATAATGAGAGAATGTGCATATTTTGACATTAAGTATGATCGTGCATATCCAGCGCTTTATTCTCAAATATCTCCAACTGTTAATAAAAATAAAGGATATACCCTTTCTGGATTCTATGCGGATTCTTATGGGGCTGAATTTTTAATATTTAATTCTACAGATGCATTTCTTAATCTTGATGAAACAAGTGGAAATTATTTAAAAATTCAGGGAATTACTTTTACACAAGACACCACTCATGAATTAACAGTAGACGAATATTTTAAAAAACGAAGCAACTTATCCGACATTCAAATAAGCAATTCTTCTCAAATTACCTCTACTCTTGTAAAAAAAGAAAAATTTGACAACATAAAAACAAGCAGAATGATTTATGGAAACAACGATTTTACAATAGAAACCCCATACATTCAAACCCAGGATGACGCTGAAGAATTGATGGGATGGTTTATTGATAAAGTTATGATACCTAAAAAATCAATTGGATTAAAGATATTTGCCAATCCGACTATTCAATTAGGAGACATTGTAAAAATTAATTATAAAGATTCAAATAACTTAGATTTAGTAACTTCAGAAAATTCTAGATTTATAGTATATAATATTGAGTACACAAGAAAAATAAACGGTCCTGATATGACTGTGTATTTGGTGGAGGTATAAAATGGGAGCATATTTAGAAAACATTTTTAAGAAACCAGCATCTAAACCTACAGCACCTAAAATTACAACACCAGATAACACAGCGTTTGGGTTAACAAGTCCAACGCCAACACCAACTCCAACACCAACAGCAAGTCCAACACCTAAAATTACAACACCAGACAACATAGCCTTTGGTTTAACAAATACAACAAAGGCAAAGGCACCAGAGGTTGTTAGTTCGCCTCAAGGAGATGTTGTCAATTTAGTAAAAACAGTAAATACAGTTCCAGCCCCATCAGTTAATGTAACTGCAACACCGCCTTCTCCATCAGTAAATAACTTAAATTTACCACCTACAACATTAGCAATAAAAACTGCAACTCCAGATATAGTTTTATTTGATGAAGAAGCCATAGATATAGATGAAGTGTTTGATTTAATATTTGAAAATGTTGGTGCACTAGAACTAATAAGCATTTCAAGGTCTGATATTATTAATGGACAAAAAATATCTTATCAACCAGTTAAAAATTTATCTAGCATACAACAAAGGTATAATCCAAATAATATTATTAGTCTTCAACAAACTGCAGATAAATATTTTGCTGGATTTTCTATAAAACTAGAAGACAAAATTCCTAATGAAGGAAATGGGGAAAATGGAAAAAATATCTATATTGATGAGGCAAGTGGAGATCTAATTATTGAGTTAGTTAATTTAAACAATGATGAACAGGTTGAGACTCAAATTACGTTAAGTGGTACAATATATGAGATAAACCTTGGAGACTATACATCATGATAACAAACACTGGTAAAACAATTATTGGCAAATATTTACTTGGCCAAGCACCAGCATATGCATCTTATATTGCTGTTGGCTGTGGAGCAACTCCGCTAGATATCGGTGATTCAATGGGAGATTATTCAACAAAAACAAATCTAGACTTTGAAATGTTTCGTGTTCCAATTTCCTCTAGAGGTTTTGTTAATGAAAATGGTGTTGATAAAATTGTATTTACCGCAGAGTTACCCACAGAAGAAAGATATGAAATATCTGAAATTGGAATTTATTCAGCAGGATCTAATCCATCTGCTGGAGCCTATGACAGTAAAACAATATTTGCATTTTCACAAACAGAGAATTGGCAATATCATACTGCTAGTGCAGTAGGAGGTATTAGCACATTTTTAGGAGCACTTGACGCTCCTTTAAATGATAATGTTATTTCAGTAGCAAATTCTGTTTTTCAAACCAATGCAGATAATTCAACATTTTTTAAATCACCAAGAGTTGAAAGATATGAAAGAGCAAGATTTTTAAATAACGTTATTTTAATAAAAGGCAATGAGGCTGATCTTGACATTGAATCCGACAGTGGTCCAACACAAGATACTTTTACAATAGGAGCAGGATCAAACTACATTAAATTAAGCGGGACAACCGTTGATTTTACAAAAAATTCTCCGACAGACGAATTAAGACTAGCATTTTCAATAGTAAACAAAGATGGAACATATGCTGTAGGCACTCAACCAGAAAGAGCCAGAGTTTTAGTTTCATTTGAAAATACAAGCGGAACAGAGTTTGCAAGACTTGAAGCAGAGGTTGCTGACGATAGTAGTGGAGGACAATACGATTTTGCTACACAAAGATATTTTGTTGTAACAAAACAACTTCAACAATTATATAGAACATCTGGGTTTGATTGGAATGCTGCTTCTGTAGTTAAGGTGTATGCATGTGTTCTTGATGGAGTTAATCCGTCTGAAAACTATTACGTAGCCCTAGATGCTTTAAGATTAGAAAATATTGCTACAGTAAATCCACTTTATGGATTAACTGGGTATTCAGTAATACAAACGTCAGATGCATCAACAGTAATTAAAAATCCAAATACTAGCAATTACATTGAATTTAGATTTTCGGTAGATGTTTCTGGGGGAATAATCTCATAATGCCAGATCAAGGAATTAAAAAGGTTATAATAAAAAAGGCATCTTTGCCACCATTAGACCATAATAAAATTGGATATGTTTTTAGATATAGGATTATTTCCGAAGATAAGAATAGAACGTCTCAATGGTCTCCAATAAATCTTGTATTGGATGACTCAATTACCACCGTTACTGGAGCAGTACAGGTCTCATCATCAATTATTAGTGCCGTTTGGGGAGATGAAATAAATAGACCAAAATATGATATTTTTGTTGGATTTGATGGTGTTACAGCAACCTATCACGGAACAACGCCAATCCACTCGTATCAATTTATTAAAACTGGTACTACAAATGTACGTGTAATTGTTCAAGTTGAATCATCTGAAAAAACACTAAATGCCAATTTGCAAATATACAACTCTGGCTTAGTTTCTTTGGTATAATAAAATAGGAGGAATAAATGGCTAAAGTACCACTACCAGAAAGAGGGCAACCTCTTGATGTTACATATTTATATCAGTTAGTTGAAGCGGTAAATGATCTATCTACACAGGTCGCTTCTAAACTAACAAATAATACTGTTATTGATACAGCAAGCGCAGGCAAGAAAGATGTAAAAACATCTAATGCAAGAATTGTTGGTGGTTTAGTTGAAGTGGCAAATAACTCAACAGTTTCAGCAGGAAATGAAAAAACTTTTACTTATGACTTTAAAGATTTTAAGTATCCACCAATTGTTTCAGCAACACCAGTTAACACTGGTCAAACTCCAGCAGGACAGAATGTAAATATTATTTTAAAAAATGTTACGGAGACAAGGGTTGAAGGTGTTGTAAGGTTTGGCACTTCAGGAGATTTATCTTTATCTGTACATTTAATTATTATTGGTATCCCAAATTGAGGATAAAATTTAGTGATTGTTTGTAAAAAATGTAATGGAAAAGTCTTTGTTGATAGACAATACACTAGCATTCAACACATAGAGACATATTGCATAGGATGCGGATTGAGAAAATTTTTTCATCCTCCAAAAGAAAGCGAAGAAGGTAGATGGCTACTAGCAAAGGAAACATTGAGAGCCAAAAATACAATAACGAGACTGTAATAGAAGGTAATAAAAAAATATGGTTTGTTAATGGGGACTTGGTAAGATTACATCATAGTTCAAGGTCTACTGGAATGGTTTCTGTTTATAATATTACTAAAGATAGAATTGAAACTTGTTTACGATCTGATTTTAGAAAAAACAGAGAACGTGCATACACAGTTGTAGAGACTGCTAAATTAATTAATCGTCATAGAAAGTATATGCCCAAATTAATTAAAACTGGAGTTATTCCACCACCAGTTGGAGCAAAATTAAATGGAGAGCGTGGGTTTAGAATAAGATCTTATTATTCAGAAAGCACGGTAAGGGACATACGTGCTATACTGGCTACTATACATATAGGACAACCAAGAAAAGATGGACTTATAACAAATAATATGACTCCTACAAGCCAAGAGTTGACACGGCGAATGGGGGACGGTATACTTACATATACGAAGACAGAAGATGGAAGATTTATTCCTGTTTGGGCAGAGAACATTTAATAATAGAAACGGTGGGGTAATGGAAAACGAAAGCACAAAAGTATCAGTAGCACTTGGGTATACACTTAATCTGGGCAATTTTCAGTCATTAAGGTTTGATTTTGGAGTAGTTGACTCTAAGCGTAATGATGAAAACACAGAGCAGGCTTTTGAAAGAATTTATAAATTTGTTGAAGACAAATTAACAGAAAAAGTCAAAGAAGCCGAAACAGAGGCTGACAGTAGTAACTAATGGCTGAACGCAAAGACCGTATGGCTTTGCTAAGTAGATACAATAAGTTACATCTACAAAGATATGAAGCCAAAAGTAATATGAATCTTAATGTTGAGCAATGGGCATCTGATGCTCTTGTTGAGTCCTACGGTATTTCTCAATGCTATGATTTATTAGATTATTATTTTAAAATAGCAGAAAATCCTACTTGGAATTATTTTGCATATAATGCAGAGAAAATTCTTAATGGTAAAATAGAAGTAGAGCAAGATATTAAAGAACGAGAAGAACGAAGAAAATTAGCAAGGAGGTGGATTAGTGAATAATACAGAAGCAAAATTAATAACTGCAGTATTGAATGATAAACAAGTCCACGTATTGTTGCAAGCAAATGTTGATAATCTTTTAAGAACTCACAATGACGTGTGGGATTTTATTAGACTATACTCAGAAAATAATCAATCAGTTCCACCAGTATCTTTAGTTGTAGAAAAATTTAGAGACTTTGTACCAGTAGAAGGTGTTGGTGCAACAAAGCATCACCTTGAAGAATTACAAACTGAATATTTAAATGATAGCCTTAAGGATATCTTGCGTAACGCAGCATCTGAAGTTCAAGGCGGTAACGGATCAAAGGCTCTTGAACATATCATTACAAAAACATCAGAACTAAAAAAGAATACTGCTGCAATAAGAGATATTGAAGTAACAGATCTTGAGTCAGCAATTGCATACTTTGAAAATGTAAAGCAAATGCAAAGCCTAGGTCATATTGGAATTAAAACAGGTTTGCCAGGGTTTGATAATTACTTGCCTTCTGGAATCATGCCAGGACAACTAGGAGTGTTTCTTGCATATCCAGGTATTGGAAAGTCTTGGTTAGCCCTGTACTTCGCTGTACAGGCTTGGAAACAGGGTCGTAGCCCACTCATCATAAGTCTTGAAATGTCTGAGACAGAAGTTCGTAACCGTGTATTTGCAATTATGGGTGAAGGCCTATGGTCTCATCGTAAACTTAGCAATGGCGAAGTAGAAATTGATATGCTTAAAAAGTGGCATGCAGATAAACTAGAAGGCAAACCAGAGTTTCACATTATTTCTAATGACAACGGTGGAGATCTAACTCCTTCAGTTATACGTGGAAAAATTGATCAATACAAACCAGACTTTGTTGTTGTTGATTATTTACAATTAATGTCACCAAATCAAAAGGCTGACAGCGAGACGGTACGTATGAAAAACCTTTCACGAGAACTTAAACTAATGTGTATTAGTGAAGAGGTTCCAATCATTGCTATTTCATCTGCTACTCCAGATGACGTTAAGGATCTTTCTACCCCGCCAACTTTAGGACAAACTGCTTGGTCAAGACAAATTGCTTATGATGCTGACTGGGTAATGGCTTTAGGTCGTGCTGCTAATAGTGATATTATTGAGTGCGTATTTAGAAAAAATAGAAATGGTTTCATGGGAGACTTTTTAGTTCAGGTAGATTTTGATAGAGGATACTATCGTTACAAAGATTATGAGGATAAGAATGGTTAAAGATTCTTATACAGCAGAGCAGGTTCTTCGTGTCTTAACTGGTGCGGGTATTGACATTGAGGCTGAATATGGAACAGACTATATTATATTTTGTCCATACCACAATAACAATAGAACTCCTGCTGGCGAAGTATCAAAAGAACACGGATTGTTTTTTTGCTTTGGATGTCAAACCACAAAGACTCTTATTGAGTTTGTAATGCATATATCTAATAGAACATACTTTGAGGCAATAAGATATATTAAAAGTAAAGAGCAAGAAACAAGCATTGAAACATCAGTAAACAAAGCATTATTGAGTAAGCCAGAGTTTGTTCAATATGATGAACTATTAATTAAAAGATTAAATAATCAGGCACTTGAATCTCCAAGAGCAATTAGATATTATGAAGGTAGAAAAATAACAAAAGACTCAGTAATAAAATTTAATCTTGGATATTCAGAAAAACAAGATTCAGTTACAATTCCAGTACATTCTCCAGACGGCATGTGTATTGGATTTGTTGCTAGAACAGTTGAGGGTAAGGAATTTAAAAATACACCTGGTTTGCCAAAAGGTAAAACATTATTTAATTTACATAGAATAAAAAGTTCAGGTATTGTATATGTAGTAGAGTCTTCTTTTGATGCAATTAGGTTAGATCAGGTAGGATTCCCTGCGGTTGCCACGCTGGGTGCTAATGTTTCTGCAGCACAGATAAAACTATTAGAGAAGTACTTTAATAGTATTGTTTTAATTGCAGACAACGATGATGCAGGAATAATAATGAGAGATAAGTTAATTCAAAGACTTGGACCTGTTGTTACTTCTGTGTATATAGATAAAAAATATAAAGATATAGGCGACATGGATGATGATGCAATTAAAAAACTGGAGTTTCAGTTTGACAATTCTATCACCAGTATGTTAAGATAGATAAAACACAAAGGAGAAAAAATAATATGACTATTGTAAAGGGACTAAAAAACATTAATGCCCTAGTTGACAAGCCAAAGTATGATGAAAACTCTCCAAAGGTAAGATGGTTAAAACTTGCCGATGGACAATCCGCAAAAATTAGATTCGTTGAAGAACTTGACGAAGACTCTGCAAATTATAACGCAGAACGTGGTTTAGCACTTGTTGTTAAAGAACACACAAATCCAAAAGACTACAAGCGCAAGGCTGTAGATACCATGGAATCAGAAGGCCGTGACTGGGCTGAAGAAATGCATCGCAAGGATCCAAAGGCTGGCTGGAGAGCACGTCTTCGTTTTTATTGCAACGTACTTGTAGATGATGGAATTGAAGAGCCATATGTGGCTATTTGGTCAATGGGCGTAAGCAAGCAATCTGCATTTAATACTATTCGTGAATACGCACTGGAAACGGGCAGTATTTCAAATCTTACATGGAAAGTGAAGCGTAATGGTCAGGGAACTGAAACAAGTTACACACTTATTCCATCTGCACCAGACAAAGAGCCTTTTGACTGGACAACACAAAAGCCATATGCTCTTGAGTTAGCATTAAAGAAAATTCCTTATGCTGAACAAGAAGCATTCTATTTGGGGTTTGACACTCCATCCGTAACTTCATCAACCAACACAGATTGGTAATATGAACTACGCAGGCTTACATGTTCATACTCACTACTCCCTATTTGACGGCATAGCAACTCCACAAGAGTATGTAGACCGTGCTAGCAAGTTGGGTATGAACGCTCTTGCAATTACAGATCACGGTTCACTTTCTGGTCACAGAGAGTTTTACCGTTCTGCAAAAGAAAAGGGTATTAAGCCAATACTTGGTCTAGAAGGATATATGTGTGCAGACATATCAGATAAAAGAGATAAGTCTGAAAGAACAGGTCAACAAGATCTTGTTTATAATCATATTATCCTTCTAGCCAAGAACCAAAAAGGTTTAGAAAATCTTAACAAGATTAGTGAAATAGCATGGACAGATGGATTTTTTAAAAAGCCAAGGTTTGATTTTGAAATTCTTCAAAAATATAAAGAAGGAATAATCGTAACATCTGCTTGTCCTAGCAGCGTTATCGTTAAGGCATTAGAAGAGCAGGAATTTGCACTTGCTAAAAAACACATTGGGTGGTTTAAAGATAACTTTGGTAGCGACTACTACATTGAGGTTATGCCACACAATACACCAGAAATAAATAAATACCTTATTGATCTTGCCGATGAATTTAATATTAAGGTTGTAGTTACGCCAGATTGTCATCACGCTGATGAATCACAAAAGTATATTCAAGAGTTTAAACTTTTAATGAATACTCACGCTAAAGTACAAAAAGATACCACATATGCAAAATCTAAAAAAATTGATTCTATGATGGAACGCCTTGACTATCTTTATGGAGAAGATCGTCAGATAACATTTAACAAATTTGACATTCACTTACTTTCTTATGAAGAAATTAAAGCAGCAATGGAAAAACAGGGTATTGACAGAGAAGATATATACTCAAACACACTATTGCTAGCAAAGACAGTAGAAGACTATGATATTAAAGATGGTCTTGATTTGCTTCCAGTTCAATATAAAAATCCAGACCAAGAGTTGGCAAACTTAGCATTTGCTTCTTTAGAACAAAAAAGATTAAATCCTAACTGGCTTGGTAATGACATTTATGAAGTTCGTTTAATGGAAGAACTTGAAATTATTCGTGATAAAAACTTTGCACCATATTTCTTAGTAGTTCAAAATATGATTGCTTGGGCAAAGAAAGAAGGCATTATGGTAGGTCCAGGTCGTGGATCTTCTGCTGGTTCTTTGGTTTGTTATCTTCTTGGTATTACGGATGTTGATCCAATAAAGCATGGACTTTTATTCTTTCGTTTTATTAATCCAGAACGTAATGACTTTCCTGACATTGATACAGACATTCAAGATACTCGTCGTGATGAAGTAAAAGATTATTTAGTTAGACAGTATAGGCACGTAGCATCTATTGCAACGTTTCTTCAATTTAAAGATAAAGGTGTTGTACGAGATGTTGCACGAGTTTTAGATATTCCACTTACAGATGTAAATAAGGTATTAAAACTTGTTGACACATGGGATGAATTTTGTAGTTCTAAAAATACACTTTGGTTTAGAGAAAAATATCCAGAAGTAGAAATCTATGGAGATCAATTACGTGGACGAATTAGAGGAACTGGAATTCACGCTGCTGGAGTTGTCACTAGTAAAAATCCTATTTTTAGGTATGCACCTTTAGAAACTCGCTCTTCACCTGGATCTGATGAGCGTATCCCAGTTGTTGGTATTGATATGGGAGAGGCCGAAAAGATTGGTCTTATTAAAATTGATGCACTTGGACTTAAAACTTTAAGTGTAGTAAAAGACTGTATTGATATGATTAAAGAAAATCATTATAAAGATATTGATCTTTTATCTATTGATATGGCGGACTCAAAAGTTTACGAAATGCTTTCAGATGGTTATACAAAAGGTGTTTTTCAGTGTGAGGCAACACCATATACAAACCTTTTAGTTAAAATGGGAGTAAAGAATTTTAATGAGTTAGCAGCATCTAACGCACTAGTTCGTCCAGGCGCTATGAATACTATTGGTAAAGATTATATTGCTCGTAAACACGGTAAACAAAATGTTTCCTATATTCATCAAACTATGAAAGAATTTACAAGTGATACATATGGGTGTATTCTATATCAGGAACAGGTTATGCAGGCTTGTGTTTATCTTGGTGGAATGACAATGGCAGAGGCAGACAAGGTTCGTAAGATTATTGGAAAGAAAAAAGATGCAAAAGAATTCAATATATTTCAAGATAGGTTTGTTGCTGGGGCGAGTAAGTACATATCTCCTAATAAAGCCTTGGACCTTTGGCATGACTTTGAAGAGCATGCGGGTTACTCGTTTAACAAGAGTCACGCAGTTGCTTACTCTACTCTCTCGTATTGGACGGCGTGGTTAAAATATTACTACCCTCTTGAGTTTATGTTTGCCCTTCTTAAAAATGAAAAAGATAAAGATGGAAGAACAGAATATTTAATTGAAGCAAAACGTATGGGTATATCAATTAAACTACCTCATATTAATGATTCAGACCTAGACTTTAAAATTGAAGGTAAGGGTATTCGTTTTGGATTAACTGGAATTAAGTTTATTTCAAATAATATTGCACAAAAATATATTGATGCAAGACCTTTTAATAGTTATAAACAACTTGAAGAGTTTACCTTTACAAAGGGTAATGGCGTAAACAGTAGAGCATTAAATGCACTTAGGTTAACTGGTGCTGCAACGTTTTCTGATAATCCACGTAACGATGAAGATATTAAAGAAAATCTCTATGAGTATTTAAATCTTCCAGAGTTTAATATTTCTATTCCTTCGCACTATTATGCATTTATTCAATCAATTGAAGATTTTGAAGAAAAAGGATCATACATTTTAATGGGTATGGTTAAAGCAATTAAACGAGGAAAGGGTTGGTCACGAGTTGAAATTCTGGACAAAACTGGGAGTGTTGGCATATTTGATGAAGAGTCAACAACTATTGAGACGGGTCGTACTTACTTGGTTCTTGCTAATGACAATAGGATTGTTTCTGCAGTTCCTATTGATGAAGTAAAAGGATCATCAAATGCACTTGTTAAATTTTTAGGATACAAACAATTACCTTATAAAGAAGACGAAATGTTTGTTGTTTCATTTAAATCAAGAATAACAAAGGCTGGAAAAAAAATGGCTTCTTTAACATTAGCCGATACTTCAAGAGATTTGCATTCAGTAACAGTGTTTCCTACTGCATTTCCAAAAGCATATATGCATATTGAAGAAGGAAAATCGTATAAATTTAGTTTTGGTAAAACCAAAGATGGAACCGTTATAATGGAGGATGTGAATGTCAGTTAGTGTAGAAGATGTGTTATCTCAATTAGATCCAAGACTTAGAAAACGACTTGGAACTGGCGAAGGTATTAGTTTTGAGTATCAGCCAACACCAAGTTTTGGATTAAACCGTGCCCTAGGCGGTGGACTACCATACGGTAGACAAGTCCTAGTATGGGGAAGTAAGTCATCGGCTAAGTCATCTATGTGTTTACAAATGATTGCTCTAGCCCAAGCAGAAGGCAAGGTTTGTGCGTGGATTGATTCTGAAATGTCATACTCAGAAGATTGGGCTAAAAAACTTGGGGTAGACCCAACAAAGTTAATTTATTCACAAGCAAGAACTATTAGTGACATGGTAGATGTTGGCGTTGGTCTTATTAATGCTGGTGTTGACTTAATTGTAATTGATTCAATTACTTCAATGCTTCCTGCCATATACTTTGAAAAAGATTCAGATGAAATGAAGGCTTTGGAAAATACAAAGCAAATTGGAGCAGAGTCTCGTGACTTTAGTAATGCTTGGAAAATGCTTAATTATGCAAATAATAAAGTTAAGCCAACTCTTTTGGTTCTTATTAGTCAGAGTCGTAACAATATTAATGCTATGTATACTAGCCAGCAGCCTTCTGGTGGGCAGGCTACCAAGTTCTATTCATCTTGCATTATTAAATTATTTTCCTCTGAGTCTGACAATCAGGCTATCAAAGGTAAGATTAAGGTTGGCGATAAACTCATTGAAGAAAAGGTTGGTAGAAAGATTCGTTGGGAGTTACAATTTTCTAAAACGTCTCCTGGATTCCAATCTGGGGAATACGATTTCTATTTCCGTGGAGATGATGTTGGTCTTGACACTATCGGTGATCTTGTTGATACGGCTGAGTCAATTGGCTTAGTAGAAAGAACAGGGGCTTGGTATCTTCTTCCAGATGGCACAAAGGTTCAGGGTAGAGAAGGTTTTATAAATCGTGTCAGAGAAGATTTAGATTTACAAGAACAAATTAAGGCAAAAATAATTAATGTCTAATTTAGATTTTACCGTATATCCTGGAAAGTGGCCATGTAAAACTTGTCAAGAAGTTGTAACATCTTTAAGGTATTGGCGAGAAACTGGATACGCAACATGGATGTGTACAAAAAAACACATTTCAAAAGTTAGTTTATTGCCTCCAACAAAGAAGGACTATGAGCGAAAAGAACGAAAGTAAAAGAATAGGTGCTAAGCAGCATAAAAATTCT